CGAGACCGAGCGCAACCAGCGCAGCCAGAAGGATCTTGATAATCCCTTCGGCACACGCCTAGGGCATATTCAGGCCTGGAAGATGTCGAGCGATAACATTTTACGCCGGGGCTTCATCGCCTAAAGGAGAAACGCTATGCCGGTCACGCAAACGAATGAGAATCTTACCCAGAACTTTATCAGGGCGTTCACCCAGCGCGGCGGCCCAGCGCCCAACAACCCCTACCGCTTCGCCGGGATGGATGAGCAGTATCTGATGGTCGGCGATATCAGTCGGCCCGATCGCGGCGGCATCAACGCGATCAACGTGAACGATCCGCAGGTGCGCGGACTGTTCAAGATGACTGGCATCACGATCGACGCGCCGGATATCCCCTCGGCCGAGGTGACCTTCAAGCAGAAGTACGGCGGCATCCCCTGGTACAAGTTCCGGCTCAACTGCCCGGTCAATATCTACGAGTCGGAGGGGCTGTGCAACGACCCGGCCGACCCGCTCAACGGCTGGCTGACGATGAATATATTGAGCCGCGGCCTGTCGAGCGACAAGACCTACGCCGGCCGCACGCCGTTTGACGGCTCGGACGAGTCGACCGCTGCCGTGCAGTTCTCCTGGCTGGGCGATGTGTACTCGGTCGGCGGCATCGCGATCGGCGAGGTGGCCAGCGTGGAGGTGACCACCGAGGTGGTCGACGGCGTCTACGGCGGCTTCGCGCAGTGCAGCGACTGCGGCCCCGGCAACGACGGCACGCTCTGGAATTACCAGCTGCAGCAGACGGCGGGCGGCTCGTCAGCCGTGAACGGCGTGGTCGAGTACACGACCAATGGCGGCCGCACCTGGGCGTCGAGCGCGATCACCGGGCTGGCGGTCGGCAGCCTGGTCACGGCGATCGACATCGTGGGCCAGTATCTGGTGGTGGTCAGTAAAACCGAGAACGCCTACTACGTGTCACAGATCAATCAGCTCACCGGCGTGCCAGGGACGTGGACGAAGGTGAGTACCGGCTTCGTGGCCGCGAAAACCCCCAACGACATGTTTGTCGAGAGCCCCACGCGGGTGTACTTCGTGGCCGATGGCGGCTACATCTATCTGTCGACCGATATCCTGTCCGGCGTAAGCGTGCTGAGCGCGGGCGGCACGACCACCAATAACCTCAATCGCATCCACGGCGGCGCGGGCGTGCTGCTGGCGGTCGGCGCGTCGAACACCGTGATCAAGTCGGTCAATCGCGGCGCGACCTGGGCCGCGACATCCGCCGGCGTCACGGGCGCGCACTCGGCGGTGGCGGTCAAGACCGTGCTGGAGTACTGGGTTGGCACCTTAGACACCAGCGGCAAGGTCTGGTACACGCTCGACGGCGGCGCGTCGTGGACGCAGCAGCAGCTGCCGGGCGCGGCCGTGGCCGCGATCCAGGATATCGTCTGGGGTACGGCCGAGGCCGGCTACATCGCGGCCACCCGCACCGGGCCGACCGCCGCGATCTTTGCGACGATCATGGGCGGCGCGCTGTGGGGCGAGAGCAACACCAGCCGGCTGCCCGGCAATCTGCCGACCTTTGGGCGCGCGAACCGCCTGGCCCTGCCGCGCGTGCCGGATGTGCAAGTCGCTAGTAACACGATCGCGATCTCCGGTCTGGGCGGCGGCCTGGTCGATGGCATTATTCTGATCGGGCAAGCGCCGATCCTATAAGGGGCACGCATGGCGCAAAAGAACGGGAGAATGCCGCCGCCGGAAACGCTCTACGACCACACCTTTCAGGACACCGGGCGCAGCGTTCAGATCCGCAAGGTCTCAAGCCTGCTGCGCGCCGAGACGCGCCGCCAGGTCACGCAGGCGGCGGGGTTTGAGGAGCCGCGGCCGCCGCAGTCCACGGTCGACTACGGCGACGGCAATGTGACCATCCCCAACCCGCAGCACCCGGTCTATCAGGAGCTGAAACGGGCCTGGAACGAGAAGGTCAACGAGGAGACCGGCGCGCGGCTGAAGCGGCTGGCCATCCGGCGCGGCGTGGTGTGCGACGTGGACGAGATAGCGGTGGCGTCGGTGAAAGCGGATATGCTGGCCGAAGGGGTCGATCTCGCCGGCTTTGACGACCACTACGTCTACGTCGCCTTCGTGTGCGTCGGGAGCGACGATGACTGGACGGATCTGCTGAAAGCGATCTTCGAACGCTCGGCGCCGCAGGAGGCGGCGATAGCGGCGCATATCGCCGCCTTTCCAGCCGACCTACCAGCAGCGGGATCTGTTTAGTCCCAGCCTGGATCCGCCATCCGGCGCGCTGGGATTTGCGGCCGAGTACGAGCTGCTGCGCGCTGCGCGCTGGCGCGGCTACCGATGGGAGCAGTTCGACGCACTCGACAGCGACAGCCAGGCGCGCGTCGTCGCGGAGTACCGGATCGAGATGCGGTTTCAGGCGGTCGATAGCTACGCGCAGAGTCTAAAGGCCCATCATGGCCCTCGAACCAGTCGGCGTTAGTCTCGTCGCCGAGGGCGGCGATAAATATCTCCAAACGCTCAATGCGGCGGCGGCGGCTGAGACCAAGCTGGCCAGCGCGGCCGACCCCGCCGTGTCCGCGATCAATCACCTGGACGACAGCGCGAGCGGCGCGGGCAAGGCGCTGGATACGATGGGGAATGACGCCGCGGACGGCGCCAAAGGCCTGAGCGGCTTGCAACAGGTCGCGGTCGGCGCGGCGCGCCAGGTCGGCGTGCTGCTGACCAACGCGGCCGAGCAGGCCGGGCGCGCGATCCTCAAGTTCGTCGGCGACACGATCAATGTGTCGGGCGACTTCGAGAGCGGCATGAACCGCTTCGCCAGCGTGACCGGCAGCGCCCTGGACGAAAGCGGCCAGTCGCTCGACCAGTTCAAGGAGCTGTTCATCAGCCTGGGCCGCGAGCTGCCGGTCTCGACCGCTGAGGTGCAGCAGGCCGCGATCGAGATGGCCAAAGGCGGGATCGAGCCGGCCACGATCGCCGCCGGCGGCTTGCGCGACGTGCTTAATTTGGCCGCCGCCGGCGAGGTGTCGATCGCCCAGGCGGCCGAGATCGCATCCAAGCAACTGGGCGTGTGGGTCGACCAGTCGGCCTCTGCTACCGAAAAGGCCGCCTTCCTCAAGGACTCGGTCAACCTCCTCTCGCAGGCCGCGAACGCCTCGACCGTGGACGTGGACGACCTGGCGCTGGGCCTCGCAAACTCGGGCAAGTCGGCCGACATCGCCGGCCTCAGCTTTCGCGAGACCGTCACATCGATGGCGCTGATCTCCAGCGGCTTTTCGAGTGCGGCCGACGCCGGCACCAGCTTCAAGACCTTCCTCACCCGCCTCCAGCCGACCACCGACAGCCAGGCGGCCGCGTTCAAGAATCTGAACCTGCTCACCGAGGAGGGCACGTCCAAGTTCTACGACGCCCAGGGCGCGTTCATCGGCATGGACAAGGCCGCGCAGCTGCTGCAAGACAGTCTCAAGGGGATGAGCGCGGCCCAGAAGAGCGCCGCGCTCAACGCCGCCTTTGGCAGTGACGCGATTCGCACCGCCGGCATGCTGGCCGACGCCGGGGCCGAGGGCTATCAGCACATGGCCGAGGAGATGGCCAAAGCGGGATCGGCCGCGGTGCAGGCCGCCAAGAAGCAACAGGGCTTCAACGTGGCCATGGAGAACATGATGGGCAGTCTGGAGGCGTTTCAGATCACGGTCGGCACGGCCGTGCTGCCGATGCTGACCAAGCTGGCCAATCTGGTGGCCTCGGGTATCAACGCGATCACCGACTACGCCGACGCGACCATCAAAGGCGAGACCGCCTTAGCCAAAATCGCCGGCACGATCCAGACCCTTGCGATCCCGGCGCTCACGGGCGTGACTGCGGCGCTCGTCGCCTACGCGCTTGTCCAGACCGCGAGCGCGATCCCGGCGATCTACGAGAGCATCCCGGCGATCGCCGCCCAGGCGGCCGCGTTCTACGCCAACGCGGCGGCAATTATGGCGGCCTTAGCCCCCTACGCCCTGATCGCGGTCGCGGTCGGCGGGGTCGTGCTGGCCTATAACGACTTCATCGGCAAGGTGCAGACCGCGACCCAGGAGCTGCTGAACGCCAAGCCCTGGTGGGAGGCCTCGACCCTCGCGATCGAGGACTACGCCACCCAGACCGGCGAGGCCAAGAAGGCGTTAGAGCCCTACGCCGCAACCATTCAGGTGCTCCGCGACCAGATTCAAGGCGAGGTCGAAGACTTAGGCAAGCGCATGGCGGCCGGGATGCTCTCGGAAGATCAGTACAATGCCGAGCTCAAGACCATCCAGGCACACCGCGACGGCCTGGTGCAAGTGACCGCCGCCTACAACCAGGTGTCACAGGCGCTGATTGAGCAGACCGCGCACACCATGACTGCGACCCAGCGCGCGACCGAGCTCCAAGGGGCCGAGACTGGACTCAGCGCGCAGACCGCGCTCACCGCCAAAGACATCGAGGATCTGGGCAAGAAGATCGAGAAGACCTTCCAGGACGGCCAGGACGCGGTGCAGAAGTACGCGAGCAGCTACAGCGAGTTTTCGTCGTCGGTCGAGCAGCGCGCGAGCGACCACGCGCAGAAGATCGCCGACCTGGAGGCCAAAAAGCAGCAGGCCACGACCACAGAGCAGAAAAAGGGCATCGACGACCAGATCAAGCAGGTCAATCAGTCCTACGCTGACCAGGAGGGCGCGGCGGCATCCTCCTACGCGCGCCAGCAGTCGGCGCAGACCCAGCATCTGGGCCAGATGTTGATCGACTACACGGTGGCCCAGGCCCAGCTGGGGAATATCAGCAAAGACAAGGCCGCTGAGATCACCGCCGCGCTGGAAAAAGAGTACGGGCTGCAAGAGAGCAGCACCGCGACCACGTTTTTGCGGATGGCCCAGCACATCGACGACAGCGCGAAGGATTCGGGCGGCTCGATCGACGGCCTGATCGGCAAGCTGCGCGACGAGCAGCAGTCGGCCAAAGACACCCAGAAGGCGATGGACGACTATGCCAAGGAGTACGTCGCGACCCAGACCAATAACTTTATCGAGGGCAAAAAGAACGCAGATGACTATATCAAGAGCCTGGAGAGCATCCCCAAAGAGATTACGACCACGGTGACGACCAACTACCAAGAAAAAGGCTACAAAGATCAGCGGCATGGCGAACAGGGCGGCGACAGCGGAGGCGGAGGCGGGGGCGGCAAGGCTCAAGGCGGATCGATGCAGGCGATGGACAGCTACCTGGTGGGCGAGAAAGGGCCGGAGATCGTGACGCCGCAGACGAACAGCTATGTCACGCCGACTGCGGCGATCCGGAGCGCCATGCCCAGCCTCACGCAGCTGGGCGGCAGCTCAAGCGCGGGCGCTGTGTCAAATCAAACCATCATCAACGTCGACGCGCGCGGGTCAAGCCTCAGCGTGGCCGACATCACGCGCGGGGTGCAGGCCGGGCTGGCGGCCGAAGGAAGACAAGCGGACGTGCGCATGCGCGTGGGGGCGGCCTAGATGCTGAGTTTTCTCGAGATCACCGACGGCGTGACCAGTCTGGAGCTGACCGACAATATCAGCTATGCGCTGGTCAGCTACGCGCCGACCATCGCGCCCTTGCGCGAAAGCCTGCTGGGCGGGCAGGGGCCGTATGACGTGGCGACGGACACCATTACTGTCCATGCCATGGGCGTGACCGCCGCCTTAGCCTACACCGCCGCTGATAAGCTCCAGACACTGCTGGAGCAATCCTTTCGCTGGTGGCAGGGCGAAAAGGTGAGCGCGGTCACGATCCGCGCCGTGGCCCAGGACTCGGTCTTGACCAGCCCAGTCGTCGCGCTCGTGCGCGGGCGGGCGACGGGGGCGCCGGCCGGTTTGACGCTGCCGCCGATCTGGCACGAGCACTTCGGCAAGTATGTCATCCAGGGCATCACCATTAGCTTCGTGCGCGGGCCGCTGTTTCAGGGCGCGACGCAGAGTGCGACCAGTAACACCGCCGGGATGCCGAGCGTGCTGACCGCGACGTTCGCGGCCGGCGCGGTCGACCATCTGACGCCGATGGTGGCCACGCTCTCTGGCCCGCTCAATCGCTCGGTGCTGGCGTTCCAGCTGGGCTATCTGCTCCTCGCGCCCGTGAACCGGATCGAGCTGATCGAGGCCGAGACGATGACGCCGACCGGCACGGGCACCGCGACCTCGACCGCCGACGCGGCGGCGCACGCCAGCGCGGGCAGTGTCATGCGCCTGTCGGCGTCGCCGGCGAGTCTGCGGCTCCAGAAGACCTTCAGCGCGCCGTTCGCGGCCAACGCCTTTCAGGTGGCGATCTTCGCGACGGTGCGGGTGAACAGCGCGCCGACCAACCCGATCACCATGCGCGCGCAGCTGTTCCGGAATTCGGCGGGCGTGTTCGGCCCGATCGTGCCGATCTCGAATACCTACTTTGGCACCGCGGGCATCCCGCAGCCGGTCTTTCTCGGTATTATCGACATGCCGCCGGCATCGCCGGCCACCAGCATGAGCATTACGACCGAGTGGGCGAACGTCGCGGTCACGATCGACATCGACGTGGTGGTCTGCATCGCGCTGAACAACGCGCACGACGCGCGCGCCATCGCGGCGATTATCGACCCGACCGCCTACACGCCGTTTTCAGGCGCGTCGGCCACCAGCCCGCTGAGTCTGGTCTTCGACCCGCAGAACCTGACCCAGATTGCGCCGGGGGTGATTGGCCGCGAGGCGACGGGCGGCACGGACGAGCCGTGGCCGATCAACGGCGACGCCTACCTGGTCAGCAAGGAGGCGGTCGTGACCGCGATGTGGCTGACGACGATGGGCACGAACTGGCGGCCGTGGGATACGACCGCCGCCGCGCAGATCAGCTTTACGCTGGCGCTCTCCCGGCGCGCGCCCTATTTGCTGCCGCAGTAGGATGCCATGACGCTCACCTTGACCATCCAGGACACGCCCGGCCAGGCCATGCAGCCCGACCTGACCAGCCGCCTGACGCGCGCGATCATGTCGAGCAACCTGCACGGCGACGAGTCCTTGCAGCTCTCGGCGCACCTCAGCATGGGGGGCGCCTTTGAGCGCTACGATCGCGCGGGCACGCCGCACGCGATCATCACCGACGGCGCGGCGACGCCGTTCCAGGGCCGCGTCGAAGACATCGCGGTGCATGGCGACGGCCTCGACATGACCGCGTTCGGCTACCAGCGCGCCTTGTCAGACGCCCGCTATACCGCGCTGTGGAGTACGACCCGCGTGGCGGACTGGTACAGCGCCACCACCGACCAGCTGACCAATGCCGATCCCTCGCGGTTCCAGATCGACACCAACAACCGCCTGTTCATCGCGCCGCAGAAGAACGCGACCTACGCCAACGCCGGCGCGAATTTCGTGATCGGCGGCCTGGTCTTCGATCTGCCGCGCGGCGCGTCACGCAACGCCAACGCCGGCGGCATTCAATTTAGTTACGAAACGAATACGCCGCTGAACTGGCTCACACAGCTGCAAATCTTCAACAGCGCCGGCGCGCTGATCGCGGCCCCCTGGAGTCTCGCTTCAACCGGCGCGCTCGCCACCGGCGCGATCTTTTTGAACGCGCTGGCCGGCAATCCGACGCGCTTTATTTTTGAGCTGTTTTACAACGCGGCGGCGGCAGCCTACGCGCTGGAGACCGGCGCAGCGTATCTCAAGATCACCAATCTACGGATCACGACCGGGCGGACGCACGAGGTCAACACGACGTGGAGCGCGCCAGCCGGGCCGGTCACGGGCGTCCAGACCGTCACGCCGGCATCGATGGTCGGCATCTATCTGGGTCAGCAACTCGTCATCGCGCAGGGCATCGCGGTCAACGCCGAGATCGTGACCGTGACGGCCGTAACCGGCTCGACCTTTACGGCCACGTTTGTGAAAACGCACGCGGCTGGGCACGCGATCCAGGCGTGCCAGGTCTACGCCGATGAGATTGTCGACGACCTCGTGAGTGTAACCGCCGCGCTGAACAGCACGCAGCTCCAGACCGATACCAGTCAGGTCACATCACCGGGCGTGGATCTGCAAAACGAGGTGTACGAAGACCAGCCCCCCGCCGCCATCCTCGACTATCTGATCGGCCTGGGCGACAGCGCGGCCATCCCCAATCAGTGGGAGTGGGGCGTGACCGGGCTGCGCGCGCTGTACTACCGCGTGGCGGGCGCCGTGGCGCAGACCTGGTATGTGGATGTGACCAGTCTCACCGTGCAGCGGTCGCTCAATCAGCTGTTCAACAGCGCCTACGCGGTGTATGCGGACGCGGGCGGGCGGACGTTGCGCGGAGCGGTCTCGACCGACGCCGCGAGCGTGCTGCAACGCGCCATCACGCGCACGCAGGCGGTGAGCGCACGCACGACCAGTCTGACCCAGGCGAATGTGCAGCGCGACGCGAGCCTGAGCGACACGGCCGACCCGCCGCCGCGCTTTGGCCTGACCTTTAGCGCGGTCTACAACAGCGTCGGCGGGCGCGTGCCGCTGTGGCTGCCCCGAGCGGGCGACACGATCGTGATCCGCAATCTGCCGCCGACGATTTCGACGAATATCGACCAGATCCGCAGCTTTCAGATCGCGCGCACGAGCTGTGATCTGATTGCGCGCACCTTGACGATTGAGCCGCTCGTCCCGCTGCCGAGCGTGCAGGCGCTGCTGGCCCATCAAAAGTGAGGAGAAAGCTATGTCGATCGCAATGCGTTGGGCGCTGCTGGTTCGCTGGCTGCGCGGGCTGTTCGCGCCGCAGTCGGTTCTGTACATCGCGCCCGGGTACGAAGGATACGGCGGCGCGACGATCACCCGCCGGCGCGACGGGGCCGGCGCCGAGTGGATCGCGGCATGCGCGCGGGAACAAAGTACCGATCGCTTTGGGTTTTTCGCCTTTAAGAACGGCCAAAACGTGCCGCTCAGCCCATGGTGCTCGGGGCGCGGCACGATTCACGACGATGGGTACTGGATCGCGTGGAACGGAAACACGAAGTACCAGGGCACGCTGCCGGGCTGGACGCCGAAAGCGAACGGCGGCTACACCGTCGCGATCAATGCGAGTGTGCGGATCTTCGTCGATAAAGACGGATTCGACGGTAAGCAATCCGTCAGCCTGGCCGCGTACGGAATCCCGCCATGCAGCGCGGTCAATATTCGGCTGTCGCTGGACGCTGACGCCGGCCGCGTGTTCCGCTGCGGCCCGCCGACCGATGATCCGAATCTCCAGACATCGGCTATGCTGACCGTGACCGGGCTGGGGCCGACCGCGCGCGCCTACGAGAGCGGCGTCGTCAGTGTGACCAGCAGTCGCACGCTGCTGGTGATGACCGAGAACGGCCCGATCGCGGCCGGGTTTGTTGATATCACCGGCTGGTGGGCATGAAAAACGCCCCCAGCGGCGAGGCCAGGGGCGTGCGGCGTTGTACGGGGCGGGCCTAGGCGGGGCGGCTCGTGATGGGGTGCGACGCTGGTGCGGTCGATCCATCCGGCTGGCGAAACTCGGCCGACGGCGGCACGGCACGCAGCTCCTTGATTGTCGCCAGCACGGCATTGCGATCGCCGCCGATCGCGGCATGGATGGTGTTCGCGCTGAAGCGATACCTCCGATCCTTGCCACGCGCGACTGCCATCCACGCGATCCATTCCGCGTCGGTTAAATCGCGCTTGAATGTCGGCATACCGACCTTTACGGCGTCTATATCAGGCGCACCCTCCGGGGCATCGTCCATACCACCCGCATCCATACCATACCGGGATACTGGTATATATACC